CAATGTACAGGTGGTCGATGCTATCGACTATGTCGAGTCAGACCATGTTGAGTTCTGGGAAGCAATCACCAATGTTCATGTCTCCATCGGTGGTGACTTGTTGATGGAGCAACAGGTTCTCAACTTCGAGAACCAAGTGTGCGGTACTCGCCGTTGGGTTCAGAATGGCGAAGAGGGTCTGATTGGTGAAGTCTCTTTTCAGGAGTTCGAACCCGTCACTGTCGAGTGGCGTCTTGAAAAAGAAATGGAAATGCACGGGATAGCAGTATAATGTTAGAAGATTTGAAAGAAATGTTGGAGTCTCATGATTGGTATTATACATACTCAGATGACCAGCGGTATTACAAACGCGGTATGGTTGAACGAGATCGAATCGAGGCTGAGATCGAGAGACTCAGTGCGGAAGGTTTCCGGTCTGAGGCCTGTGCGTTGTACAATGAGATGAAACCCGCTGACTTTTTTGATAAGGAGTAGTCATGGTAAAGAGTAAGTATCGGTATTACTACATGGACATCGCGGAGAAGACCGCAGAACTGTCCACGGCAAGAAAGAAACGAGTTGGTGCGGTTGTCGTCAAGGATGATCGCATCATTTCCGTAGGCTACAATGGCACCCCTTCTGGATGGGATAACAACTGCGAAGAGTGGAAACCCAAAGAGGGTGTGCATTTCGATGTGGCAGGCGAAGACTTAGATGTCTATGGTGATTGGCACACCAAACCCGAAGTCCTACACGCAGAGGCGAACGCTATCACCAAACTCGCACGGTCTACTGAGTCGGGTGAGGGTGCGAGTTTGTTCTGTACTCATATGCCTTGTATCGAGTGTGGAAAGTTGATTCACCAAACAGGAATAAATACGGTGTACTATCAAGAGGATTATGAATCCTCAAAGGGGAGCGGTAAAGAGTTTTTACAACAGTGCGGTATCCAATTGGAGAAGCTATGAAAAAGTATTTCTTACTTGCGTTAGCAGTCCCGCTTGCATTAGTGTGGGATTTGTTGTATCTTATTATAACTGGCGTCTATGATGTCGCAACTTGGATTGACAAACGGGGAGAGAAGGTACTCGACTACATTCAATCGTTATGAATATTTTTTATCTTGATGAAAATCCTGTAATATGTGCACAACAACATGTCGACAAACATGTTGTCAAAATGATTATTGAGTATGCACAGTTAATGTCTACTGCACATCGCGTACTCGATGGTCATGAATGGGAAGGTCGTACAACTGCGGGTCGGCGTATCAAACGGTACATGCATCCAGACTCAGTCATGAACAACGAACTTTACAAAGCGTGTCACATAAATCACCCGTCAGCGATATGGGTTCGACAATCTGCACAGAACTACAACTGGTTGTATGAGTTGTGGCATAACCTTTGTGAAGAGTATACATATCGTTACGGTCGTGATCACCTAACTCGTCGAAAGTTGGAGTATACATTATTGCTCCCACCTACGAACATTGATCACGAGTTAAAATTTACACAACCCACTCCAGCAATGGCACAGTACCCACATTGCATTGTTGAGGGTGACTCACTTACATCATATCGTCGATTCTACTGGGAAGACAAACGGTCGTTTGCCAATTGGACTCGTCGAGACAAACCTGAATGGTGGAAAACATATGAGCGGAAAGGGATCGAAACCACGCCCATTTTCGGTTGATCACAGAGTCTTTGCTGACAACTGGGATAAGATTTTTGAGAGCGAAAACCCATTAGAGAGACCCTACGATATGTGGCGTCACGAATGTGCAAAGGAGCGCGCAGTGATGAATGTCGAGAAGGGTAAAGCATGTAACTGGTGCGGACAATTCGAAGACGGGAGTCTAGATTGAAGATTGTAATTGCGGGTTATGGCCCAGTTGGTCAAGCAGTCGCCAATGTTTTGAATGAACACTCTGGTGTTGACATTGCAATCGATGACCCACACAAGGGTTATGAGTATCCTGCGGATGACACCGTTGATGGTGTAGTTGTCTGCGTTGCGACACCAATGGGTAAGAACGGTGAGTGTGATACATCCAATGTTGCTGCTGTATTTGAGAAGTATGGCGACACCAAGTATCTAATCAAAAGTGCGGTGATCCCCACATTCCTTGAAGACTATGATGATCTGGACATCACGGTGTCTCCGGAGTTCCTTGCGAGTTCTAACGCCAATCGAAATCCTACCGAAGAGTTTCGTTTTCAAAAGTTTGCGATCTATGGTGGTGGTTCAATGCGATTCTGGCATGAATTGTTCAACCCTGTATTGCCTTGTCTCGAAGAGGTCAAGTTCTGTTCACGAGATCAGGCGGCGTTTGGTAAGTATGTGGAGAACACATTCCTTGCGATGAAGGTGACATTCTGGAACCAGATGTATAAGATCTATAACGAGTTGGGTTACAAAGATTTTGATGCGATGGTCGATGCGATCACTGTTGATCCGCGTATTGGAACGAGTCACTCTCAGGTACCAGGCCCTGATGGTAAGTTTGGATATGGTGGACATTGTCTACCCAAAGACACCATGGCACTACTCAACATTTCATGCAGAACTACAGATACCGACTTTCTCGAATCAATGATTAGAGCGAATAGGAAATTCCGTGGCGAGAATTAAGAGACCAACACCCAAGAAAAAGGCAACACTGATACCTGAACCTAAGTGGGATCGATTACGCAAAGCAAAAACTGAACAGGATCGATACAACGCTTTTATTCAGTGTGAAGATTTTGTACACTATGAGATTCCAACTCGCGAACATTTGCACTGGATGAAAAAGTGGATTCGTGAAGAGAGTGGGTGGGGTGTCACTATCACCGATCTACCCGATGTTTATCTCTCTGCAACGGCAAAACACGGTTGGAAGGCAATTCAATTAGGGTTTATGCCTGACACCGTTCGTGCAACACTCGAAGAGACTGTATTGCCTTTGTATCATCGTTCGGATGAGTTGCGAGAAAAAATGTTCTATGAACCAACATTGCACCCATCGGTAGCAGTGTTGGAAGATGATCACAAATTGCACCCCGACAAGGTCAAGTTATGGATCAGTGCTTGGAAAAAGAATACTGATTTATTGTCAAAACACTATGTGTCTAATATGCAGACTTACCTGAAGACGGGAATCTGGTTGGACACTCATTATGGTTTGAATCGTGAGTATCGGTCTGTTCCGATTTGTATTGCGGTTGCATATGATCATGAAGGACTGGCGAAACGAACCAAGGGTGTCTACTATCCCGACTTAGGTATGATATGGAAATAAACAACGAAGACGAACTCAAGAACTTGGCAATGACCAAGAAAAAGTTTCAGGGATTGGTCGAAGAGGCAGTGCGAGATCTGTCGTTAAACTACCTTGATGCTATTATACATCTGTGTGAGAAATATAAACTCGAACCCGAAGATGCCAAAAAGTTTGTAAGTCCGGTCATCAAAGATAAATTGGAGGCTGATGCGATGCGTCTCCGATATATTCAGGGTGGTGATTCGGTCTTACCCATTGACTAAACGCGCGTTACTGACTTACGGCGATAACAACGCTGCACCACCAATCGAACTGCCTGACACGAAACTGTTTCAGTCAGAACGAGGGTCACTCGCGCGTAATTATTTCGAAAACAAATTAGAACTACTCAATCAGGAATACAAGGAACTGGTTGAACTAGCGAAACTTAACGAGGCACTCTACAATGCGAACTACAACTTTGTTCCCCGTGTGGGTGTCGCTTACCATCTCTACCGGTTGTCATCCGGTGAGACGATTCTGAGTCTGATTGAACCACACCAGTGGGATCAAGAATGTTTAGGGTCGTTTGTATATACTGCCGATTCTGTTTGGAAACCCCTTGAAAAGTCCGAATAGTTTTGATACTATATACTATGTCACGCATACAGTGACGACAAACAAACTAGAAACTTATACAGAGGAAACTCATATGTCTTTTGCAGATCTAAAACGCAACCGTAATTCTATCGCTGACTTGGTTGCAGCAGCAAACCCCGAAACCAAAAAAGATAAGTCATCATACATCGATGAGCGTCAATGGAAACCTACGGTTGACAAGGCGGGCAACGGTTATGCTGTCATTCGATTCCTACCCGCACGAGCAGGTGAAGTCCCGTTCGTTCGTTATTGGGATCACGGTTTCAAAGGCCCCACCGGTCAGTGGTATATCGAGAAGTCTCTGACTTCAATCGGTCAACAAGATCCTGTTTCAGAAATGAACAGTGCTGACTGGGCAACTGAGTCAGATGAACTCCGCGCACTGGTTCGTGAGCGTAAGCGTCGACTTCACTATGTGACCAACATCTATGTTGAGTCAGACCCATCTAATCCTGAGAACGAAGGCAAGGTATTCTTATACACATTCGGTAAGAAGATCTTTGACAAGTTGATGGATATGATGCAACCGCAATTCCAAGACGAAACTCCGGTCGATCCATTCGACTTCTGGGAAGGTGCTTCATTCAAGTTGAAGATCCGTAATGTCGAGGGATACCGCAACTACGATAAGTCTGAGTTCGCATCACCCGCACCTCTTCTGGGCGGTGACGATGATCAACTCGAAGTAATTTACAACGGTCTGTATGACTTGAACGAGTTTACTGATCCGTCGAATTACAAGACTTATGATGAGTTGAAGGCGCGTCTTCAGATGGTTCTTGGTGAGCGTCCGATGGAGTCTGTTCAACAGACGACAGCACACGAGATGGAACCGGTACGTGAACCTGCGCCAATGCGATCATCTCCGGCGCCAGAGCCTCGAGCAGCGGTGGCAGACGACGACGAAGATACAATGTCGTTCTTCTCCAAACTCGCCGCAGAGGATTAAGTTGTAGCATATGCACTGGCTCTTGTGCGGTTGTCGTTAACCGGTGATCGCACAGAGCCAGTACTAACACTCTGACTAAGGTTACTCTGATTAGATGAATTAACAGAGTTGTCCTGAATAACGATTGGTGGTGTTGCTGTTGCAGACGCCACCACTTCCATAGATTGCGAATTCAAATCATCCCCAAAAGTTGCTTGAAACTTCTCTGCTAACCTAGCAAATATACCACCATCATCATTCCCTGCTACAATAACTGAACTTGTTCCAACCTCATTAGCAACATTATTAGCAATATTATTAGTAGTCACTTCAGAACTCGAATTCTGATCACCAGCGACACTTTCCACTATTGCACGAGCAGTCTCAAGTTGTGGTACTGGAGATTCTGTACTGACAAGCGCATTGGTATTTTGAGGCGAATCTACTGTTGTGGTAACAGATACACCCCTTTCTACCGGTGTTGGTGGTTCTGTATTTGCCCACTTGTAAACAGAATCGGGTATTGGATTCAGATCTACTGTGCCACCACCAACACTTCCAAACCATGTGTCGAGTTTTGGTACTTCGAATTTTGCAAAGTCCGCCGGTGGTAGAATTGCTCTAACCATTGATCTTACGGCATTGCCGACAAGATTTCCTACATCACTGAGAGATGGCAATGAGTTCCAAACATCTCCAATCTTTTCCGGTATAGACTTGAACCATTCAACAAGGTCAAAGATGAAACCACCAATTGCTTGTCCAACATTTTCTGTCCAGTCACCAAATAAAATGTCGACTGCACCCTCTGCAAAAGTAAACGAATCTAAAAATTTCGAAAATTCAAATGCACCAAAGATTTTTTCTGCGACCCAAGAGGTGATATTTTTTACAAGATCAAATATTCCGAAAACAAATCTAACAACACCTTTTCCAAAACCTGTCAGCACCGCCAAGGTTTTTTCAACCAAACCAGCGTCTTCGCCGAGAGTATCTAACTCTTTTTTTGCACCAGTCAGAACTTCCCAACCAAGTAACAACGGATATGCAATCCTACCCAAGAGATTAAAGAAACCACCTAGTGCACTCATGAATCGAGTCATACCGGTGCCAGAAAAAATAGATCTAACTCCCTGCACCAACCGATTGTTGGTAAAGAAATCACTCATTCTAGTACCAGCAGCTTTAATATCATCAATTAAATCAAAGATAAAGTCTGGTCTGAGCGCGCGGAAGAAACCACTGACTCTGGTTTCAAACCTCTTGATACCATCTGCAAAGTTTCTTATCCTTTCGGTGAAAACACCTAATGTATCGTAAGTGGCGCCTTTGAGGAATTGGCTGGTTCCTCTTTTGCTGAATACATCCTTTAGCGCAGCATTGAAATCTTTAAGCGGAGTGAGTCTGGTTTCAAACCTCTTGATACCATCTGCAAAGTTTCTTATGCTTTCAGTGAAACCACCGAATATTCTACGAGTGTCCCCTTTGAGGAATTGACGGGTTCCTCTTTTGCTGAATACATCCTTTAGCGCAGCATTGAAATCTTTAAACGGTTTGAGAATATCAACATTTAAAGGTTTTAGAAGTTTTGGGAATTCTTTCGTGCGGAGTCTAGCAAAGTCTTTCTTGATTGCACCAGCGAAACCAGAAACAAACTCTTTGGTTGCGAGTGCACTGACAGAGAAGATACCTGCCTTGAGAAGAGTAGATGAGTCATCGGGTTCTGGTGTAGGAAGATTAGAACCACTGCCTTCGTCGTCAGTTACAAATGGATTTTCTGTTGCCCTACGAGCAGCTTCTCGGCGTGCTTCTTCAGAAAGACGAGCTTCGGTTTGCATTAACTGCAACATCTGACTGAGGATACTGGTCTGATATTCTATACCAGTACCCTGCAACAATATCTGTATATCTTGAGACTCATGCATTTTAACCAAATGTTCATTGGTTTGCATCTGTTCTAAGACTACATCATCCAGTGTTATTGCCATTTTTTGCCTTCTCTCTTGCTTGTTTTTCTTCTTCTAGTGCCTGTATTAAGAGAATGGTGTGAACTTCCCTTTCCCAAGGCATCATATTTTCCAATTCGGTTAATGTGTAATTATGATGCCTCTGCAACAAAAAGTTTACTTTATAATGATTCGATAAATCTTCATGTGCGAGGCACACTAAAAAAAACTTTGCATCCCCTTAATTTCTATGTCTTTCTCGTGACCGCAATGCTTACAGACAAAATGTAAGTCATACTTGACGGTTGGTGTGTTCTGGAAAAACTCTGTAATCTTCGCAAACTGCTCTTGTGTCATTGACTCAAGGAACGCAACGACAGTTTCCATTGATTCATCCGCAACATCAATCTTTTCATCTTCATATATTACGGTCTTGATCGACGATGCAATCATGTTCATCGCCATCTCATTTTCGTCCTTGACTTCGGGCATGTCACGGTAACTGGGATATTTCATCTCTACAGTCACTTCATCCGAAATCTTGATGATCGGATCAAAATCAGAACCAACACATTGTATCTCTTCGAGTGGTATGATTACCGGTGTCGATTCTCCACATTCCGGACATTTCATCGAGAGTTGACTCGTTTCACCGGTGGACTTTGCTCTCAGTTGAATAAAGATGTACTCTAAATCAAATGTAGTTAACGCTTCGATGTCGATCCCTTCGACACAAGCTTCGATGGTATCATAGATTGCACTCATCATTGTCTTCATGTCTTCCGACGATGAAGCAATCAACAGAACCTTTTCTTCTTTAACCAAGTAGGGTCGAAACCGAAGTTCCTCACCCGTCGATGGAACAGTTAATGTATATTTTGGGGTAGCATTTAACTGGGGTAATGCCATAATTTAGCCTCCAATGAAATCATATATTTTGCCAACCAACTTGTTTGAAATGTCGGTTGTTACATTTGTACTAACATCAATATTCAAATTCTTACCACCTTGAAGTTGATATCCCTTCCACTTACGATAAGTAAATTCTACAGTGATCTCACTTACCGTTCCGGCCGCATCGTCGGAAAGTGTTTCTTGAGTAAAATTAGAAGGGTATGCATCGATAAGATGCCACGCATATTTCACTGCGCCACTGCTTTGTAGATCAACATCTGCTTCTAAATTTACATTGATTATACCGGTACGAAGTGTCTTTTGAAAATTTCGTAACGGGAAACCAATACCTTTGTCTAATTGAAAAATACGAATATCTCTCAGGTAATCGTCAGGATAACCCACAGAGAAGTTGTTCTCAACATTGGGGTTATAATCACGAATGATAAATTGTTGCCAGTTCTCTATATATTGCCGTGTTAAATGATCGTTCAGAACCCGAAATGTCATGCTGATTGAAGGGTTAGAATAAGTATATGGCACTGACAAGAAATCTTGACCAACGATTCGATCTACAGATTGGAATGATCGACTAGGTAACGATATCGACTTTGTCAAAAACTCTATCTGTTGTTTTTGAGTACTGGAGGTATTCCATGTCGGCAGACTCACATAATAAAGAGACGGGTTAGCGAAACCGCCACCCTCACCAATTCTCGATTTTAAATCATCAATAGTTGGAATCTTCATTAAATCATTTTCCTCGCATCTTTATATGCTTGACTTTGTCCACCTTTCTGCCATTGTGCTGCAGGCAAGAATGTTGCAATCTCCCACTCCGGTGGTGGTATGTACGACAGTTGACCTTCTACCTGCGATGTGAGATAATGTTTAAAACATGGTTTAAAGTATCTCATTTTACTCGCACTTTTTAGATATTCATATGACACGCTAAAGGTGGTTGTCGTATCGAACCGTTTGTTATTTGTTATATCCATTAGATTATCTAAGAATTTCGCGCGAAGCGGAATCGGTAGATAATGCAAATTCAAACCATAAAACCCTTTCGGTGCAGGCCCAACGGCAATCACCAAAGGGAAAGAATCCCAATAAGGTAGTTTATCTCTTGTTTTCGCATCATAGAAAAACATAAACATCGACCCGATCTCTGATCTGGGTCTTTGTTCAATCATCTCTGAATTCATCAAATCCCGACGATTGACCTTGATGTTCTGTACACGCTTTCTAAACCATGCGCGAGACTCTCGTGTGCGCGGTGTGATCCCCGCACGAAATGCCTCGAACTCTACCTTCTGAAACAGATTACTCACTTCGATTCTCCATCATTTGTGATGCCTTGTTCTCCCATATCATCGGAAATAATCCGTGAACCAACAACACAAATGCAACACTCCATGCAAAGCACAGATGTTGGAAGTATGATTCGTTAACTTCTTCTAAATGTTTCATGTGTTTATTTATATAAAAACTCAGCGATCGCGATTTAAAAGTAGTCCACCTTTGAAGTGTCGAAAACGATCTGTGCTTTGTTTCATGATCTGATACCAACCTTTTTCACCACCAAACAACATCTCATCGTGGTAGAGACTTAGTGCATAAATTGAATCGAAATGGTTTCTGGGGTGAAATATCATGTTGTCAAACATATCATGTTTGTCACTTGTATCTGAAGGCCACATAATTTTCCAATCGAACGGTTTCCCTTCGGGATGGAAAGGCCCGAAGTCTTGTGGTTTTCCCCTGTAATTTAATGGAAATGCACGAAACCCATAGGTTGTTTTGTTTCGATAAGATTTTTCTACGAGATTTTTCCAATCAATTGTTTCGAGAGGCAACACATCATATCGACAACGGAGGATCATGTCATATTCTTTTGGTACTTGAAATACGAGTTGCAATGCATGAGCTACATGTTGTTTGTATGAGTTACAAGTTCTTATGATTTCTTCTAAAGGAATTTTCTTATTCACAGTGAACATATAATCGAGGTCTTCATATACTCCAGATTTTAAGTGACCCTTATTTCTTTGAAGGTAGTCAGAGTTTGGTTCAGGAAATGACATATGTTCTATCGACAAGTCATGTCCACTCCATGTTGAATAGAAGAAATCATATCCATCAAATATTTTTTTGTATACCTCAAGGTTGTCAAGAAACGGCCCTCTTGGCAAACCCGAAAAACACACTGCAACTTTCATTTTTTCTTCCTCTTATATTTTGGCAGGGGTTTGAGTTTCTTCATAGGTTTTAGAGTCTTACCAATCATGGACTTTAACGGTTCGGTGTTTTCCGTCCAGATCTGAAACTCCCAACCCCGATCCTTGGCATACTCATTCGCCGCTTCCCATTTGTTCATGTTCTTCACGTAGGTATAACCTTCAGAGATATACCGTTTGGTGCGCCGGTTGCCAGTGGGGGGTCTTGTCTGCGCGTCCGGTTTGATCTCAACGAGTACAGTTTTGTTTTCAAAAACAATCTTGAGATCCATGAAGTACCGGTGATACTTACGATCAACTTCGTACAGATAGGGGATGACAACTTCTTCACTATTCCACTTTAAAACTTTAGGGTTTTCATCACACCATCGAAAACAGTGACGCTCCCACATAGAACGATAAATAATGCTCGTGGGATCGCCATCGTATTTCTCTTTGTTCTTTGGTGTGAATTTGCCTTTATATGCCACACTAACCCTATAAATAGATTTACATTAATTCACTTTATTTAGAGGTCATAATGACAGCAGGTTTTTTCGATGCAGCTGCAACTGCACTACGAGGCAAAAAAGATCCACTGGGAGTTGATCCGGCGGGTGAAGAACAGAGTAAAAGTGAAGAGATAGTAATCGCGAGTGATACCGCAACATCTGAAGAGAATTCAGATGAAACTCAATCATCCAATATTGAGAAAGCGCGAAGTCGTGACTTTCAGTTCCCTTTGTCTGGATTGAATACTGCTCCCGCAAAGATTAGATTCACTGCATTTAAGATCGAACCATTCTTTAATCTGGACAGAGTCATTGAAGAACCAGAGAACAATACTGAAGAGACGAATGCGGAATCTGAGGAAGATGAAAAAACTACACTTCTGCAAGATGCAAAAAATGGACTGAAACAAATTGGTGAGTTCATTGAGTCATATAAGAATGTCAATGCAGGTAACGATGTTGGGTCTGTTACACTACCAATGCATAACTCACTGAACTACACGGACGGCGTGACTTACAATAATGCAGATCTTGGTTTACTTGCCGCTGCTCCAGATTTGGACAATATCTCTGAAGACAGGGGTAGACTAGGTGCAGCCGCAAAAGCAGTAGGATCACAACTTGCCGCAAAGGCGGCGGGTGCTGGTCTTGCTGCTGGTGCTGGTGCTACACTAAGTAAGGTTTTGGGTTCGGGTGGCGCTGGTGGTGCTTTGGTGGGTGCTGTTGCAGGAAGTAATATCGCAGATGCGGCGGGTGCTGCAGCAAGAGCATCGACACGAGTCCAAACTGCACCGAACGAACGAACTCTTTTTGAGAGGGTCAATCTTCGAACATTCAATTTCAGTTTCACAATGATTGCACGAAACCGAACGGAAGCAGATCAGATAAGAGGGATCGTCAAGTTCTTTCGTGAAGAAACTTATCCAGAAGCAATTCGATTGGATGATGGGGGTGCACCTTTCGCATATGAATTCCCCAATGTTTTTCAAATTGACATAATCAACAAAAATAAACGCAATCCCGCATTCAAAATTGGTCGATGTTATCTAGAGACAGTAACCACAAATTTCAATGGTACTGCTACCGGTTTCTATGACGATGGTGATAATTTTGTTGAAGTTGCGATTCAATTATCCTTTAGAGAAATTGAAGCACTCGATAAAGGAAAAGTACGAGATCAAGGATTTTAATCAATGTCTAGTTATTTTAAAAATCTACCACTTGTAGCGTATCGGTTTGGCAACGAAGCAACTACGAATGCCATGCAACAATTGAATAGGTACATCGATCTAATTGATGTGTACAGTGATGATGCTGGAACATATATCGAATATGAGATATTGGATGGTGATCGTCCGGACACGGTCGCTTACAAGTTATACGAAAAACCAGATTATGATTTTACTCTCTTCTTGATGAACGAGAGGTTGAGAGAAACCGGATGGCCGATGACATCAGAACAAGTCACAGAACGCGCACAGAATGATCTGTTCAAACATTACACTTGCAAATTGTCTTTGTCTACTGCTGATTCTGCCGCAGAATTTGCAGACATCTATCCAGTAGGAACTTCAGTTCTTGTTGGTGGTAAAGAAGGTGTAGTTGTTCGTAAAAATCTAGATGTCGGAGAGATCGTCATTTCTTCGGATAGTGATTTAACCGGTGGTCTCACTCTCGCATACGAAACACCAATTACAGGTGATGCGAATACCGTGGGTGCTAGTCTGACAAATACTGTCTATGAATATGAAGGGACACATCATTATGAAAACGATTCCGACGAATGGTTAGACAAGTATTTTGACGATATCAGTCAAGCAGTATTGAAGACCAATCTTGACTTTCTCATCGACGAAAATGACGCATCGAAAAGGATTCGTGTTCTCAAAAAGAATGTTGCAAATCAATTGGTCGGCGAACTAAAGAGACTTCAGGCTAAGTAATGTCGACATCTGCATTTACAATTCTTGCTGCAAACATCATACTTTCGTCACCGAATGGTCGCGAGAGAATCGTTGATATCAGTAAACAAATAATAGAAGTCACCTTCTATGAAAGCCTCTATACGAGTTATGTCGATGCGCGAATTGTAATGCTAGATGACTTTGGTCTTCGTACCGAACTATCAGTACAGGGTACAGAAAGAATTCAGTTGGTTATTGGTGTTGGTTCAGACACAACACCGGTGATTGATAAAATATTTTTCTTCTCAAAAGTAAACGATGTAGAGAAGATGAACGAACGAAGTGAAATCTTATCAATTGATCTGGTCGAAGAACATGTGTATGTCAATGCGATAAAATCTCTCAGTCGTTCTTATACCGATACCCTAGAGAACATGGTGATCAATATTGCGGACAGAGACCTTGGTAAACCTGTTGTGAAAACCGCATACTTTGAACCCACACCTCAAGCGAAACGACGAATCATTATTCCTTATATGAGTCCACTCGAAGCGATGAGTTGGATTCAAACGAGAATGACAACAAAGATTGGATCACCGATATATGTGTATGGCGACCTTTACAGTAATTCTCTTTATATGGCAGGTCTCGATGGATTGCTTTCAGAAAAAGTTATCAATGAAAAAATGCCATTGAGATACAACGATGCGATCTCGGCGGCCGATGGAGATCAAGAATTCATCAAGACATATTATCAGGTCACTAAGTTCACAGAGACCGATGCTGAGGATGCTCTCGCACTATATGAAGAAGGTGCGGTTGGTTCTTTCTACGCAAACATCGATGCAGGCACCGGACAGACATTCGGTACACATATAACTGTGCGTGATGTAATCGATGACTTTTATACATATGGTCTTATCGACAAAGGCACATCACAGTCGGTGTTCGACCCCTCACTTGTTATTGATGGTCGACCCGCAGACGAATACAATTCGTTGCATATACATCAAGTCACTTCATCTCGTACATATAATCAATACAAGAGTTACCACGATGAAGCACAGTTGATCGAAGGTAACACACCTTTCGAATCGCGACTCAAAATCAAAAATAAACTCATCCGACAAATCTTGAAAAAGAATCAGATAGATATCGAGATGGACGGTGGCCTGTTTCTTGAGAAAAAAATATCTCCAAGTCGAAAGATGAGAATTATATTCTTGAGTCCAAACACAAATTCGAATGTCACAGACATGAAACAGAGTGTAGATAAAAGAAAGTCCGGAGACTATCTCTTGACGAATGTGATGCATCGAATGTCAAATGATAACCATGTAGTAAACGCTCGACTTATCAAGTTGGGTGATCTGCCGAGTGACTTCACGATATGAATGTTTTAAGACCAATACAAAGAGAATTCTACGGAGATGATTACCGGTGGTTCTTTGGTACGGTTGTCAATGCACAACCACCCGAAGGGCTTGAGGGTCGCGTCAAGGTGCGTATTCGAGGTGTGCATAGTCCCAAGACCGAAGACATACCAGAAAAAGATCTGCCTTGGGCGCAGGTTCTAGTACCAACGACAGAAGGTGGAGTGTCGGGTTATGGACGCATTCCACAAATTCTTGCAGGGTCATTCGTCTTTGGTATATTCTTAGATGGTATCTCTTCACAGATCCCCTTGATTTTAGGTTCTCTGCCTCGTGTTGAGTTCCCGTCCTCAGTTCAGACTGCGCGAGTTGGTATCAGTGAGACCGATGTTCGTTTGCAGAATTCAGTCACCGAAAGGTTGTTGAATGATGAAGAACCATCTACATCTACTCAATTACGAAGACAACAAAGTATGAAATTTTTTATTGACAATGGGTATGAACCAATCCATGCCGCAGCGATCACCGGTGCATTACAGGGTGTTTCAAAGTTCGTCACCTATGAAGAGAACAACCCCAATGCACTTAGAACCGGAATTGTCAGTTGGTCACGATCCGTTGAAGCGGGTAGTCGGTGGAACGGTCTTTTAGAATTTTCTCTTAATTTTCAACCGCAGTCTGACTGGAGATTGTTTTCAATACAATTACAGTATGTGTTGTTCGAACTGAGAAATCGATTTGGTTCTGCGAATCGTCGACTTGTCAATACAACGGATATTGAGGCAGCAAGTTCAGTGGTAAATCAGTACTATGTCTTTTCATCGAACGATACAACCAACCTTGCACAACTTGCATACGATGAGGTGTTTGTATGAGTCAGATAAGTCAGTATCAAAAATTAGCAGAGTCTCTAAAGAATACCGGCGGATTGTCGGGTAAACAAGAAGTTGAGAACCGTGCTCAAAACGCAATCGACGCTACAAGAAATTCTATAGAAACTCAAGTCGGTGGAAAGATAAATGAAATCAGTGGTGGAGTTCAGTCACTCACACAAAAGTATGACAAAGCACAGAACATTCTTAATAACACAACTACCGAAGGTCTTCTGACAGATGGTGCTGCCAGTGTTCAGAACATGGCAACAGATCTTGTTAATGATCAGGTATCTAAGATTACTGGGGCATTTGGTGCGAAAGTTGAAGTAGAGTTTGAAGAAGTAGATGGAATCACCTTACCCAAAACATCAAGTCTCGATGCAACCGGTGGTGTGTCGGGTTCACTTTCGAGTGTGATCGCATTGATTACTGGTTTGGGTGTAAACTCACTCAGTGATTTGAGTGGTGCGGTTACTGGAGCAGCTAAAAACGCAGTTGGGGATCTCACTGGAAGTTTGCAGAAAGCAGTAATCGATGCATCCCCTGAAGGTTTGTTGAAGGCAGGACAAGATCTGACCGGAAAGATTGGTGGATTTTCTGCATCAACAATCAACTCACTTGCAAGCAACGCGGTGAGTGAAGTAACTGATCAATTACAAACTGCATTTGATGCAATCCCTTCTGTCGCTCGAGATATCGGATTGCAGATGACTTTACCAACTTCAGTTGATACAGTGGACAGTGATGGTAACGGAAATATAAATGAAGATTTTGGTGATCTGGTTGAGTCGGTAATCACTTCACCTGAAATGCCTACAATTTCAAGCCAATTTGATGCATTGTTGAACAATGTAAAAACAGACCCCCTTCAATCTTTAAATAACTTTGTGACATCCTCAAGTGAAATCAAACAAAACCTTACAAGTGCCGCGGCAAAGAACGACTTCTCAGAATTATCAGGTGGCAAGAATGGTGCAGATGTTATCAAATCAACACAAACACAGAATGCATTGAGATCACAATATGTCAACACTGTGGACACCCGAAACTCTCTGGTTCAAAGTCAGGTAGCAGGCGATGGTGGTGTAGGAATTGTACAATCTCTCAGTGTAGAAACTTTAACAGACTTGAAGAAACAAGTCAAGGATTTTGCACCAAAACTTTCTGATAAAGATGTTCAGAGAGTGATTGCTCTATCGCAGGGCAACTCTCAAGAATTTTCTCTCGCAGTGGATCTTATGTTCCAATCTACCGGAAAGAATGCGGATGAGATTCGATCGTTCTTAAAAAGTCTGGACGCCACTATCACCGCCGCGGTATCTCCGGAAATTGATGATGCGGTGTTTGACGAACCTTATATTATTGGTTCTTTTGCGAAGTTGTGGAACAAGGGTCAGGGTGATCCAGTATTCCCCTACATATCTTCAATCGAGGAACTTCAAGCAGAACTACGAAATGTGAATCGAGATGTGACCGAAGTGGTGGTTCACTGGACAGAAACCCCAACCAATAAGAATATCGGTAGTGAAGAAATCAATGCAATTCACCTTGAAGCTGGGTTGAATGGTATCGGGTATCACTATGTGATTCGACGCGATGGTTCACTGCAACGCGGTCGACCCGTGAACATTCAAGGTGAACATGCAGTAAATAACGGTCACAACGATCGAAGTATTGGAATTGCGTTTGTTGGTGGTATAAATGTTCCTAGTGAAACCGACAACATTGAAAATTTCCTATCGGTTCGATCGTTGACTCGATCACAATTCAACACATTCGATCACTTCTGTCGATCGTTCTACAATGTATTTTCGGGTGGTCAGATTGTTGGTCACCAAGACATTGATGAACTCACCAGTGATCCTGGCTTTGATGTTCGTGCATATGTCAAGGCAAACTTTGACAAGGACTCTAAATTCACAGACCCATTGAATCAAGGGCCGTTTACCGTGGATGAAATAAACTCATGACTAATTTTTCAGACGAATATAAAGTAAGGGTTAAACCCGACAACTCTGGTCTTGGTAAAGAGATCACAGAGGGTATACCTCGCGACGGGTTCAGCGATGCGTCTGGACAATATCCAGCAAGAGAATATTTCTACGACAACTCAATCAACAAATCCGCCACCGGTGAAAAGGTTAATCGACTGTCGATCGGTGGTGGAGATATCGGAGTCGATCTTGATCTACCTGAACAAGAACCTTCGGTATATCCATTCAATCAAGTGCAAGAAACACCATCGGGACATTCGTTTGAAATGGACGATACGCCTGGCGGTGAACGAGTTTTAATAAAACATCGAACAGGTGCAGGAATTGAACTTCGTGCAGATGGTTCTGTTCTCATATCAACCCGTAGACAACGAATTGAAGTTGTTGGTGGTGACTCAAAAGTAATCGTAGAGGGAGAGGGAGATCTTGTTTACAAAGGTAATGTTGATCTACGTGTCGACGGTGATTTCAATGTTTCTGTTGGCGGTAACTATAACCTTGATGTCGCGGGTGATAAAGTCGAAGATATCAAGGGAAGACACACCAAGACAGTAAACCTTGACCAGAACCATACGGTACGAGGAAATCGCGGTAGTCAGGTGATCGGTCAGAGTGTCGACACAGTATTGTCGGATCGATATATTGTCACCAAAGGAGATAATGATATATTGACTGAGGGAAATACTGAGTTATTGTCCGGTGGAAATCTGATTACCACAGCAGTAAACGAATGGGTTGCGGCCGCAACGACTGCAAATATCACAGGACGAACAGTGTCGATGATTGGACACAAGGGTACATTTGGAGGCCCTCAACACGATTATTATGGAAAAACTTATGGTGGGCTACCAGGCGGTGTGACCAATCTTTCAACATTTTATGGTACTTTGGTCGGTCGTGCAACCGAAGCAATTCATGCAGATTATGCAATCAAATCAACATTCTCTGATTTTGCAAAAGGCGCAAAGGGCGCGGTCAAAGCAATCAAATCCGCTTCGACTGGTGGGGCCCCACCTGTTATCAATATGCCTACACCGAAGATGGGCATCATGCCATATCTACCATTGCCACCGACTGCACCGATACCCAACCCAGCGATAGTTGAATTACAACTATCGACTTCTACCTATGGTATTAGGGGTGTATCAGTCGATTCCAAACTAGGAGATAAACTTCGTCGATCCGATGAATATGCAAATCTATTCAGTCACGATCCATCGATTAATGAGATTCGATCAAAGTTGCGTGATCCCGCGAATCTAAACAATAGTACACTTACGGGATACTTGGTCGGTGAGGGTAAACTGAATTCGGAGTTTAAGAAAAATCTACCTACGAATATTGGTAGAACTGCGGCGAAGAAAGGTACATTAAGATTCGGTCGAGAGTTACTGGGTAACAATCCAGCAGACAATCGAAGCAAGAGATTCAAGGTAAATACAAAATGAAGATACTAGTTGACCCACAATACAACCCAACCGGAAATATCACATCATCCACCAAACTGGGAACAGGGATTACTTGTGCAAAATTTTTAGGTGGTGTTGGATCTCGCACACAATTTGAGAAAATGTACGATCAGGGGTTCGGTGGGCCGGTTGATCGAGTTCAGGTAGCGCGTAATCTTGTATTACACGCACGAGCAATGAACACGGTATCCACAAACCTAGATTTCGCACAACACCGATTGGTCGTTTCGGATGGACTGTATGAACCATTCACAGATTTCACTCGCGACATCAAAGAGAACGCGGGTGGTTTTAATGCAGAACGACGATTCGGTCGAGGTATAGGGTATCAGTTAATCGATCGAAATGGTAAGAGTGATCCCAGAAAAACATTCGACCTTGCAGTCTTC